AGTGGATTAAAATATGCCGCTTCAAGTATCATCTATCTTTCAAAGAAAAAATTTAAAGATGGTACAGAAGTTGTAGGTAATATTGTGCATTGTAAAAATCATAAATCAAGACTAACTATGGAAAATAAAATGGTTGATGTTTTATTAACTTATGATAAAGGACTTGATAAGTATTATGGATTACTTGATTTAGCAGTGGCACATGGAATATTCAAACAAGTATCCACTCGTATTGAATTACCAGATGGTAGTAAACAATATGCCAAAACAATTAACAACGACCCAGAAAAATATTTTACAGAAGATGTAATGAAACAACTTGAAGAAGCTGCACAAAAAGAGTTTAAGTATGGCAATGATAGTTAAGAATTGTTGTACAAAATTATTTTTAGATTTCTTTAAACATCAAGTTACGAAATCTAATAAATGGAATTTTAATTATCCATTAGGTAAACCATTCGAAAATAAACATGCGAAGATAGATGTCATACAAGGTGACACAATGCATGATAAATTTTTAGGAGGCGTATCTATGAGTTTGTTAATGATGATTCATGAAACTGCAAAAAAACAAAGTGTGAATGTTCCCCTAGACCTTTTGTTTTGTGGAATCTCTATGAAAGATGAACATAGAGAAGATAATCTACATACAGACCATGAAAAAGATGAACTCAAAGATACGCCAATCATTAAAGTATTAGGAATACTAAATTCAGATTGGAAAAAATCTTGGGGTGGTGGATTTGAACATGGTGGAATTTTACATTCACCAGAGCCAGGTGACTTTATAGTATTCGACCCAAGAGTACCACATAAGGCACAAGATATATTTACAGATAAAAAAAGAATAGCAATAGATTGGACAATAAGAAAATGATAAATTTAATTAAAACATATGATGATACACTAGATAAAGAAACTTGCGATAATGTTATTAGTAAGTTTGAACAGTTTGAAAATCAACATGAGGCATTTGATGTTAGTGGTATGATTTTCACACAACTAAATATGGCGAAGTCACCTGATATTTGGAAAACAGAAATAGAAAAATTTGAAAAGATTTTTTCAGATGGTTTTACAACTTATTTGACAGATACAAAAGTTACACCACAACAAATGCCAAGTAAGTATATTTGGGAACCTATTCGTATAAAAAGATACATGCCAAATGACTATGATGAATTTAGACCACATGTAGATGTAAACTCTAAACCAACATCTACAAGATTTTTAGTTTTCTTTATCTATCTTTCAGATAATAAAGAAGGCAAAACTACATTTCCAAATTTAAAAATATATGCTGAATGTAAGAAAGGTAGTATGTTAATGTTTCCACCTATGTGGCCGTGGTTACATGCTGGAACAAAACCAATAAATGAACCAAAGTATATCATGCAAACTTATTTACATTATGTCTAATATAGAAGAATCATATGTATATGTAGAAAGTAAAACACAAGACCAAACTTGTATTGGTATCAAGGGTGGAAAGTTTGCTGGTGTAATTTATAAGTATGGAAAAGTTTCAATAGGCGAAGAAACATCAGATGGGAACTTGCCATTTAAGTTTGAATTTGATATAATAGATAATAATTCAGTACCGAGAGAAAACTTTGGAGATGACTGGACAAATTTAATAGGTGATATATTAGTTAATATTATGGAGAAACAATATGCAGAATCAGACAATAGAGAGAACGACTCTAACTAATCTTATACATAACGAAGAATATTCTAGAAAGGTTTTACCATTCATAAAAGCAGAATACTTTGATGTAAGAGAAGAAAGAATTATCTTTGATGAGATTTCAAAGTTTGTAGACAAGTATAATAAGATACCAACTCAAACATCATTAGAGATTGAAGTTAGCACAAGAAAAGATTTAAATGAGGTAGAACATACAAAGATTGTTGAGATAATTAAAACTCTCAAAAAAGAAACTATAGATTTTGATTGGTTAGTAGATACTACAGAAAAGTTTGTCAAAGATAAAGCAATCTATAATGCAATCGTAGAGGGTGTTGGTATTATAGATGGTAAGTCTAAAGATAAAACACCAGAGGCAATTCCTAGTATTTTAACTGAGGCACTTTCAGTTTCGTTTGATAATTCTGTTGGACATGATTATCTAGAAGATTCTGAATCAAGATTTGATTACTATCATCATAAAGAAGAAAGGATTCCTTTTGACTTAGAATTCTTTAACAAGATTACTAAAGGTGGACTTCCACCAAAGACTTTGAACATTGCACTTGCTGGAACAGGTGTGGGTAAATCTTTGTTCATGTGTCATCAAGCTGCAAACTGTTTATCACAAGGAAAGAATGTTTTATATATTTCATTAGAAATGGCAGAAGAAAGAATTGCTGAGAGAATAGATGCTAACATGATGAATATCAGTATACCAGATTTACATGAACTACCTAAGAAAATGTTTGATGATAAGATTACAAGATTACAAAAGAAAGCAAAAGGTAAATTAATTATCAAAGAATATCCAACTGCATCGGCACATAGTGGACACTTTAGAGGACTACTGAAAGAACTTGCAATTAAGAAATCTTTCAAACCAGATATCATCTTTATTGATTATTTAAATATCTGTGCATCAAGTAGATTCAGAGCAGGCAGTTCTATGAACTCTTATACAATTATTAAATCTATTGCAGAAGAACTCAGAGGACTTGCAGTAGAAACAAATGTACCTATCATGTCTGCAACACAAACGACAAGAAGTGGATTCTCTAATACAGATGTTGGACTAGAAGATACATCAGAAAGTTTTGGATTACCAGCAACTGCCGATTTAATGTTCGCATTGATATCCACAGAAGAACTAGAAGAACTCAATCAAATCTGTGTCAAACAATTGAAGAACAGATACAACGACCCTACAATGAACAAGAGATTTATCATAGGAATAGATAGAAACAAGATGAAACTATTCGATGTAGAACTCAAAGCACAAGATGAACTTGTAGACCATGGCCAAAGTGAAGTACCAATCGCCGATAAAGGACAAGGATTCGGTAAAGGACAAGGCCCTAAATCAGAGGCAGAAGACAAATACGACAAATTCTCTAAGTTAAAAGTTTGATAAATAGANACATAAACTATATTTNAATGGAGAAATTGAATGTCATTTAGACGCTCTATAGAGCAGTTAAGACCTGCTCGTACTCAAAAGATAGCAATAGTAGAACAAGCTCAAAACTATTTGAGAGAGTTGACTATATCACCTCATTATCAACAGAAAGGTAACTTTAATCCATATTACACATTAGATGCATCTATAGAAAAAATAGTTAAAGAAGATTTACCAAAGAAAATAAAATATGTGGAGTTACTTTTTAAGTCAGTAGAAAAAGGAAAGGGAACTTTATTACTTGATGCAAAAGGTAAGTTTGAATTTCAAATAGTTGCCAAAACAAAAAGTGCTGAGATAGAAACAAGTTTTTACATTAAAGTACCTAAGAAGTTTGTTAAATCACACTATGGTATGAAACAAAGAAAAGATTCTACAGCGTCATCAAATGTAAATGAATTTTTGACAGTTTATTTTTTACAACACACTAAGTTTACAAACGCTGAAAAATTTATGGCAGATGTTGCTAAATTATCTGGTGGAACAAAAATATTTACAGGTGAAGAACAAGAGGTTTCATATGAAACATTGATTGAACTATTAGATAAAGATGAATCAGCAATTAGAGATATTAATATTGGTTACCAAAATTCTCTTGCAGTTAAAAAAGATTTAAAAAAATGGGATAAACTTTATTGGACACCTAGAGGCAAACCAGCAGGTATCGGTGGTAAAAATCCATCTGATGTAATTATACATATAGGTCGTGGTAATTATGTGGGTTATTCAAATAAGATTGCCTCTGGTAAAGATGTAACACCAAAAATAAACACAAATGTAAAAGCATTCTTTGAAAAGTTAGGGTCTAGTAGAGAAGTAAAAGAGGTTTTAAAATACTTAGATGATTCTTGGAATGAAGCAGCTTCAACTGTAAAAGGCAAAAATGCTGTTAAAGCATTAAGAGGATTTGACATCACTAGAGAAAAACCATCTGAATCTTCATCTAAAAGAGCTTTTGCCATGTTAGCAAAAGAGTTTCAAAAAGACAAACTACAATTTTATGGTAAAGATTTTTATTTTCCATACAGAAATAATTTTATAAAAAAATTAGGTAAGTGGTTACAAAAACCAATGAACATGAATTACTTTTTAAAGACTATTGGATACTACACATATGATGATGTTGAATCAACACCTTGTCCATATAAACTATTAGTAGGTAGCGAAAAGGGTTCAGCAATAAAAGATGTATCAAGTAATGAAGATATGAAAGAATTTTTATTAAATGATAGTCCTATGGATTTATCAGGCATTAAATTTAATTATAAAGATGGTCAACAATCTTTTAATATGACTTTAAGATTTAAAGTCGGTAATTATAGTGTTGACATACCAATAACAACAAGAACTAGAACTGCTGGTGGGTGGTCTGGTAAAGCACTATACATAACATCGCCAGGAATAAAATTACAACAATGAACAATCTAGCAGAACAAATGTTATATGAAGATAAAGGTGGAAAGAATCTTCATCTAGAACATATAGAAGATGAGATACTTAACTATGGTATCACAGGTGGTCGTGCATCTATAAACTTTATACAGTCACTAAGAGATATGTTTGCTGGTGCAAGTCGTTCATCTATTAACATGACAGTTAAGTGGGATGGTGCTCCTGCTGTCTTTGCTGGAGTAGACCCAGAAGATGGTAAGTTTTTTGTAGGAAAGAAATCAGTCTTTAATGTAGAACCACAACTCTATAAAACAAATGCAGATGTAGACAAATATACATCTGGTGATTTAAATGCAAAACTTAAAGTTGCTTTATCAGAGTTTTCAAAATTGGGTATCAAAGGAGTTTTACAAGGTGACTTAATGTTTACAAATGATGTATCTACAGATACTATAGATGGAGAAAAGGTTTATACATTTCAACCAAACACGATTGTTTATGTAGTGCCTGTTGATTCAGATTTAGGAAGACAGATTAAAAAAGCAAAGATTGGTGTGGTATGGCATACAACATATACAGGTGGTGATTTACAAAGTATGAAAGCTTCTTTTGGAGTAAACATATCAGGTCTTAAAAATGTACCTAGTGTATGGATGGATGATGCAACATTTAAAGATGTATCTGGTAGTGCAACAATGACACAATCAGAAACAGATGCTATTACTGCACAGTTATCTATTGCTGGCAAAACATTTCAAACAATTAATTCACCTATGTTAACTAAGTTTTTAAATTTACAAAATAGTTTTACGGGTGCAATAGTGTCAGCAGGATTAAAGACATATAATAATGTTAGTGTTCGACAAGGTAAACCAATATCAAATCCTAAGGCACATGCTATGGGTTATGTTAAACATGTAGAATTAAAACTACAAGATATGATTAATAAGTCAAAAAGCCCTAAAGGAAAAGATAAGTATAAAAACTTACAAAAAGAATATAAAAGAGAAGTAATGAAACATGTTAAAAACTTAACACAGATAATTACATTTCAAAATGCGATTGTTAATGCTAAAATGTTAATAGTTAAAAAACTAAATCGTGTTAGAAGTATTGGAACATTTATTAAAACAAGTAATGGATTTAAAGTATCAAACCCAGAGG